GTCGTCATAACCATGATTCTTTCTCCTTCCAAATCTGGTAATTGAGATGTCTTCGCAAATGTTGGTCGAAGAGAATCTCCTATTGCTGTTACGTCAGTGTGTTGTCTTACTGCTGTGCCTCCAAAATCCAACACTATGATATCATAGTATTGTTCTGCACTACCTTCATGCATAAGTTGTAACACTGATACTTTCTTTGCTTGAATTCCAATAATCTTCTCAAACACATTGTAAAGATTAAAAAGTCCTTTTCCATATTGCTCATAAGAGTATCCTTCTAATAAATGTTTATTTACTATAAAGAGTCCTCCTTTCACAAAAAAACCTCGTAATGTTCGCGCATTACGATTTGAATCAATGAATTGTATGAGATATGTATTAGAACACAAAATCTTTGCCATTGCATAAGCCATCCCAGATGTTACTTCTTTTGTTGGTGTTCCTGAATCTGAATTTGCAAATTCTGCCATTTCAAACACTTCCTTTTCTACATTACCACCACATTGTTTAAAAAGAGGTCTTGATATTATTTTCGAATTAGGAGGATCCTTTGGCTTTGGCTTCTTCGCAGTTGATGCATCTCCTCCATTGTAATTTTCATGCTGTGGTATTTCTTCTTGTGCTGGAGGATCAGGGGGGGGAATGTCATTTGTTTGTTGCGCGGATTTACATGATTGGCAATCGTGATTCATAATTCTTTTCTTTGTTTTCTTCTTAAGGAAACGATAAACAAAGTATCCTGAAACTATTAAACCTAAAGCAGTTACAATTTTAGAAGATCGTGATTGAAGTTGTTTCTTTGGAAAAAGAGATTTTATTTTAAGATAAGGTCTACATAATAAATTTACATACAAAAATAGAAAAGGGGATTGCCAAAATGAAGTGAATTGAATATACCACATAAACGCGTGGATTTTCCAAACAAACCAATCATAAGGATTGATTAAAAAAGAGGGAGTATATATCATATAATATACATGATTTAACCATTTGTAACATTGTGAACTCCTTCCTGCATCTTACGACTAACATCATCGCATGCATCACCAAACCATCCATGAAATGATGGTGCATCTTCTTCTATGTCCGGGGGGATCAATTGGTTAGATTGAACGCGTGGGGGGTCAGTTTTAGGTTTTGGTAAACCACGTACAGCATGTTCTTTAAACACACCACACGATTTGAGATAATTCCTTTGCTTTTCGCGTAGAGCGAAATCGATCTTCTTAGTTACTTCTTCATAAGTTAAAGAAACATTTCCATCCTTAAAAACATATATATGAGTATTTGCTTCAGATAAATCAATACTATTAGGATCTACAACTCGAACACCATTATAAAAATAAAAGTATTCAAATAATAATTCTACTTTAAATTGCAAATCAATTCTTCGTTTATATGCTTCTTTGCTCGTCAAGTAATCCAATGCCGGGGTCTTCGCGTTGTCTGTTGCAATAATAAGTGCTGAGTTGAAATTTGCATTTGCTTTGTTCTCTAATTCCGCTACATTTAAAAGATGAGTATGTGAATTTGCATAATGAATCATATCTACTGGGAAAGGTTGCCCTTCCTTCAAAAAATGTGGATTCACTTGATTAGCATCATCACATACAAAAATTTTAGACATAGCAGGATTATAATTCGTTTTGTATTTATTTGCTACCGGATTGTAGTACATATATTTTTCAAACTCAGAACATTCTTTATACAACTTATCACCTTCCACTCCTTCCAATTCAAGAATCGTCCTTAAAGCATCTCCACTAAGTAAATTAACTAGATGCGTCTTTCCAACTCCAGCTCCACCATACAAATGTAAGGTGACTGGAGGTTTTCTATTGCCGTGTCCTGATGGAGGGGATGTCTGTACTGCTTTGTAATATTGATTCAATCGTGCCGCTGTTCCTGCATACTGTAGTCGTTCTTCTGAATGCGCTGGCAAATATTTCAACAACATCATAGATTTAATTTCTAATTCCGTTATCTCCATATATGCTGATTGTAGTAAGCGCATATCCTTTTGTCCTTGTATCGTCGTATAATATGTGACTCGTCGTGAAATATGTTCAATCTCCTTCCCTAAGTCAAAATCGTCACGTCCACGTACCCATTTTATGCATGACTTTACAGCATCCATTACATAATCCAAACCTCGTGATGTTGGCGCAACTTGTCTCAAAGAAGATAAACATGAATCA